CATTTAAGCTATCCTTAGTGATGTTAAGTTTGTATCTACGCATTATGTCAATACCTAAATGTATTCCTGCTCCCTTTTTTGCTGCCTTTACATTTAAACCAGAACGATACAATTCCTCTATAGCTTTCGGCTCGGCACTATCACAAATTATTTCATCTTGTCTACTAACACCTAGTTCTTTTATTTTATTTGCTAAATCAGTATTAGTTAATCTCTTTTCATAAATCATTTCTTTTAAGTATAGACTGTCATCACGTTGATATACAGCAATCATAGCACTTGGAGAATTTGTGAAGCCGAAATCTAATCCAAAACCAATCAAACGCCCTTGTACGTCATCAACAAGTTGAAAGTTTCTGAAGATAGCTGTTTGTATTGTTCCAATTTCACCCATTCCATAAACCCTATAATATTCAGGATCAATGTCTTTTAATCTTTCAATCTCAGCTATTGTATCTTCATCTAAGAATGGATTAGCTCTATATGTAGATTTTAAGAATGTGCAATCATCTCTAGTATGTACCTTTTCATATATCCAAGAATAAGGATCAGAAGGATTGTAGTCTAAGTATATCTTTTCTGTTGTTCTTAGTATTAGCTGTTGCCAATCTTCATAATTAAATTCATTTGCTTCATTACACCATAGATAGTGGCGTTTCCTACCGCGTATCTTGACTGGCTGATCCACTGAAATAAATTCGATTAAATTGCCATTAAGCGTGTATGATAATTCTGATTTGTTATGATTTTCTTCTGAGTATAGTTCTAGTTCTTTTAGGATATTCAATACATCACGATATGCTGTACCTTTAAGAGCAGGTAGTGTCTTTCTGCATATAGTGAATATTTTACCTGTTTCTTCTAAGCATTTAACAATAAACAATTGACAAAGCGAATACGTCTTGCTAGAACGCGTACCCCCCTGTAAGCACGTGATTCTAGTTTTAGACGCATACGCCTTGTGAAATACATTTGTTGTTTTAATCTTTGCCTGTGTCAATAACTTCAATTTTTAGTTCTGTTAGTGCTTTACCACCACTAGTAATATCTAACTTCTCTGCATATCCTCTGTCCCTAGCTTTTGACTTCAAGTAAAATATAATACTTGTTTCTTTTCCACTAGATATGTTTTTAATTAGTTGCCCTTCTACATAATCAATCTGTGCCTCTTTAATATCTTCAACAGCTTGAGCAAATTCTTCATCTTCTCGCATATACCTATAGTATGTACTTCTACTAATATTACCTGCCTTTTTACAAGCGTGATATATAAGTCCTTGCGTTTCTTGTAACGCTTTTAATAATTTCTCTTTTTTATTCTGTGCCATTTGTATTATTTTATCTTTACATTATAACCTTTTTTCTTTAGGTCATTGTACAATTCTTGTGCCTTAACTTCATCATCTTCTTTAATAGTTATTGTAGCACTATTATCTTGTTCTACTATCTTGTCTATATTAATATCTAAGTCTATTTCTTTAAACCCCCATTCCTTTAATTCAGGAACATCAAAAAAACTACTAAGCAAATCCATATCAAACTCACCTGTGTTCTTATTTAGCCTTATATTAAGCTCTCTTTCTTGTTCTTTGTCAAGGTCTAGTATTATACAGCCTATATCTTCATATCCTAGTTCCTTACATATTTTGTAGCGTTGATGACCACCAATTATAGTATAGCATTTGTTTACTATTAAGGGATCAACTATTCCAAACTTAGTAATACTTTCTTTTAAAGATTTAAAATCCTTTGTACTAATCTGTCTAGGATTATACGTTGCAGGTTGTAGTAGGTCAATGTTTATTTTTTCTAATTCCATTTAATTTTTTATTTATATCTATTAGTGCGTAAATTTGTGTACATACATTTTCTAAATGTCTTATCCTACAATACATATTAAAACAACTATCACTCTCAGCTTTAATATGGCAATCCCTACAAACACCAATAAGGTTTTCTATAAAGTCATTTTTTGTTTTATTTCTTCTTTCTAAGTGGTGTATGTCTACAGCTACAGCATTACACATTTCGCAATAAATTGTGTCGCTTTCATCATACCCAAAAAAGTCAAGATACACTCTAGTATGTTTCTGCATAATCAGGACTAATTTGTCTATCATTAACACCATAGACTATAAAACTGCTATTACAAAAATAGCATTTACCCTCCTGTACTAGTGTTTCTCTGTGACAACTACAACAAAATCTAAATAATTGACTCATTTTTTACAACTGTTTACATATACCTTTGCTAATTGTGCTAGTGTCTGTTGTACACAACTTCCACAACCACTTGCTTTTTTATTAGCATTAAATACTTTGTTATATAGCTTTACCATAGTAGCTTGATCCTGTCCGCTTATTGTACCCTTTTGTGTTCTAGGTAATACTTCCTCATATATCTTTAATTCATCATCTGTAAACTGTCTAACCTTAGAATATGGGAACATAGCATTGAGTGTCTTTTTTCTTTCTTCACACCCGCAATCATCACCTAGTACTTTTTTAGCTACCTTATCTATTCCTGTTGCTTTTAGTGCTTTTTCTATTGAATCACCTAAACCTTTTGAATTATTATCTTTCATTTATTAAATAGTTTTTTACGTTTCTAATTGCCTTGTATAATGTGTTCTTATTGATTTTAGTTGCCTTAGCCATTTCTGATAAGCTGAAGTTTTCTTTTCCTAGAAAATACAATTTGAACACCTCTGCGTCAAACCAATATAAATCTTTTAATTTTTCCTCTATCCATTTTAATTTAATCTCATCTTCCTCTTTTTTCTTTTTAGTGCTTTTAGATGTATCGGCACTTAATGATTCAATAGTTTGCGTTGCGTGGTATTCATAATACTTCTTATACTTATAATAGTATCTGCTAGTTTTAGAATGATACTGATTCATCATTACTCTAACAGCATAAAATGTCATTTGGTTCTTTTCTATTATTTCTCTTAATCGTATCTGGTCACATTTATATAATTCCTCAATAACAAAATGTAATAGTTCTTCATACTCTTTAATACCCGCTATATTCAATGCTACATCTTTTAGCCTATCATAGTTTTCTATAAGGTATTTATCTAACATATTTTAATTACCGAAGGTATTTTATATTTCTTCATTAAGTTGTATTCTACATTAGACAATTTGCTTGTGTGTATCTCTATAATATTATCAAATCTGCTATGTAGTTTTTTATAAATATAATTTAATATACTTTCGTTTTTTTTCAAATCTCTTAAAATAAAATTCAATTCAGCACCACTATCGAATAAAATTGTAAACATATAGTTGTTAGTATCTACGTGATTCCAATGCAATCTATCCTTTCTAGTGTTAAAAAATGTCGGCTTTATTTTCATTTTATTACTCCTTTTAAATAATTATTAATAACTTCTAACGCTTCATCTATTCCAGTGCATATTTCTGCCATATATCCTCTTTCTCTTAATTGGTCACGCCACCATCTTTGCTCATTTGTTGCCTTATTATAACCAACCTTTAATTCTATTGCACACCCTGCATATAATTTCTTGTCTATTTTTGAAATTTCATAGATAAATAAATCTGGAAAACCTTTTTTATAGCCAGACTTTTTAGCTTTAATTCTTTGTGACATATGCACTTGATACTGTCCGCCCATTGATCCACAGTATAAAACATTCTGTAAATCTAAGTATTTGCACACAGCTTTTTGTAATTGATATTCTTTCATCTGTAAAATTTATAAATTAAATAAGATACAATTGGTGTTGTCATTAGTATTGTAAATACGTTAATATGTGGCTCACCACAGATACCAAATAAATGTTTTAATACTTCAATCATACTTTGTGTTTTTTACGCCATACTGTACCTGCTGTAGGTGAATATACTGTTTCAAACCCTAAGTCCTTTAGATACTTAGTATATTCCTGCTGCCCTTTTGCATCTAGCTTTTTAAATGTGTATTCATCAAAGTATTCAGGAAATTTAGATTTCTGACTTTTACTAAAACCATTAGATGCCCACCTTTTTAATCTAAGGTTTATGTCAAATGTACGTTGCAGCTCAGCTCTAAACTTAGAGCCACTTTTATTTTTTTCTGTCCAATACAAGAAAAAATCATTTTTATCTTCATCACTTATTCCTTCTATTGCGTGTATGGATTTTTTAAAATCCTCTATTCTTTTATTAATATTAATACTTTTACTATTACTATTACTATTACTAATACTAGCAGTGCGTTGGCTATGCGATGGCATAGCGTTTGCATTATTCCATCTTTTAGCTGCATTTTCTTTAGCCTTAATTGACTTGTTATTTATTTCTTCTATGTGTTCATTTAAACGCTTAGAATAAAAACAACCATCTTCTATAACAAATAAATCAAAATCTTCTATTACAGCTTTTAATTTGTCTGCATCACATTGTAAACTATATGCTAAAGGCTCATAGTCATCAATACATAATTTGTTTTCTTCTTTGAATAATAATTCTAATACTGCCCAGAATATACCATAGGATTCTATTCCTAGTTTTGAACGCATTTTTATTATTTTGTAATCTGTAAAGCTGTCTGATTGATGTAAGAAATAAGTTTTTTTCATAGTTAAATATATAAAAAACCCCCTATATTTCAAGGGGGTAATAATTAAAAGGGTGTATTATTATCATTTGCCAAAGATTCCATAGTTTCTTCTGATCTTATTCTACAGTTCTTTATCATTAGAGTATTGTAAAACTTACCTTTATATTCTCTACACTTTATGTAAAAGTCTATATCTACATATTGATTTACAGCTAATTTTTTTGAATGTTCTATTACATCAATAGATGATTGTCCAAACAATTCAAATTGCATAGTGTGACTAAATCCTGTATCAGATTCTTCTATTGTAACTAATTTTTTTACAAAATCACCTTTAGCTGTGTTTATATTTTGATCTTCTATATTTGTTATTCTTCCGTTAATTTTATACATATCTATTTATTTATTAATTATTACTTCTTTTAAATGATTCGCTTTCATCTTCTCCAAAACAATTTAAAGCATAAAAACCCGCTAGCTTAAGGCAGGCTCTACTTAAACATCTCTTTTCTGCCATTTCGATTAAATACCAACTATTAGTATTTCCGTCTTTAAATGTATTACCTTTTAATGCACTACCAAATGTTTCTATTTCTTTATCACCCATTTTAGCTTTAGCTTTTACTACAGCAAAATTAGGCTCACATCTAATAACCTCGTATACAATACTTATATTATTGTTTGCCTCAATTTTATTAACGCCTGCTCTAGTGATAATCTTGTAATGCTGATGAGAAAATACATCTTCGTCTGTTAAATTATTTTCTACAAATAATCTATTTAATATATCTTTTTTATTCATCTGTATTATTATTAGTTAAAAAATCAGTTAAATTTAGATTAAGTATTTTACATAATCTTTCGGCTTCACTTATCTTAAGTGTGCCAGGATTGGCTATCTTTTTTAGCATGGTAGGATAACTAACGTCCATTAACTCAGCGAGTTCTAACTTAGTTAACTCATTTTGATACATTGAATAACCTATAATCCTTTTTAGTTTTTCATTCATAATTAAATATTTAAAATTATACAGCAATAATAACAAATTTATTTCACATACAATTAAAATAATTTAATAGTTATTAACATTCGTATTGTTAATAAATATAAACAATGCTTGTGTTTGTGTTAAATTTATTTTACATATATTTGTGTCATACTAATTATTAAAATACTTTATAATGAAAGAAAAAATGTTAGACCATATATATGAATTGTTTGTCTTAGCTGATAATATAAAAGATTCTAAAGATCGTACTGAATTTATTACCAAATTAAGTGATGTTGAATACATTGTTAAACATATAAATAAATAATTATGAAGAATATAGAAATAGCAACATTTGATACTACAACCCCTTCATCTATGAAAGAGGCTATCAAGTTTGAATCAAACAATCCAAATTATAAACTAATAAATAGCAGGTTAGATTTTACTTGGTATTTTGAAAAAATTACAGAAGATGAATAAATATATAATTCATGGCAAGGGTTATTGGAATGTGCAACTCAATGATCCATTTATATCAGGCGTTGAAACAACTGATATTGAATCTAGCTATAATCATATTAGCTTTAAAGGCACAGAAAAACAATTAGACAGCTTTCTTGAACAATTAAGAAAACAAGGCGAAGCTCAATTTAAAGTAATAGGAGTCATTGAAGATGATCCTGTACAAGAAGAATATTTTAAAAATCTATTAACTACTTAATTATGAAAAAAGGAACACAAAAACACACATTATATAACTACCTAAAAGAAGGTAAAACAATATCAACTTTTAATGCTATGTACGATCTTGGAATTGCAGATTTACAAGGAGTCATTAGGCAACTAAAGGACACAGGAATTAATGTCCAATCTAAATACATTACTGTAAACACTAGGTATGGCAATACAGCAACTGTAAAGTCATATTGGATAGAATAGAAAAGCACCTGCATAGAACACATTTTACAAGGCAACTGGAGATTAAACCCTGTGTACAGGTGCTATCCTATTTTAAGTTCTTTAGTATAAGATTAAAATGTCTGCGTAGTTTTTTAGTGTTATACACTTTGTTACGATTTTTGTCGTAGCTATACTCAGCATCTAATTTTATATCTTTTACGTATATGTGACTATTTTCACTCATATTATGTAAATATAATTAATTAATTCGACCATTCCAACGACCACCACGTTCTAAGACCATAGGCAAAAGTTTTGGTTGTCCATTGATTATAATTCCACAACCTAAAATTACTCTTGCACTATTGACTTTATTGTAAGCATAAGCTCTTGAATTGTCATCTATTAAGCAACCTACCATCATTGACCAATTTAAATTCATTGGATTACTTGTGTAACCTATTTCAAAGCACGTATGATAGTGTCCCTGTATTACACACATTCCCATCTCTTTAGCTAAGGCTAAGCCGTTTTTTTTCATTCCGTGCGTCATAAAAACTGTTTGCCCATTGTTCATAGTGTGCTTATAGTCTGCGTACCATTTCCACCCTTTTCCGACACCAATAACTTCGTTATAATCTTTTAACATATAATTAGGTATTCCATGCGTTTTAGAACGTCTGTAAAGCATAGAGCCATGATTTGAATGAACTAATGTCATTTTTGGAAATAATTCTTCTAGCTCTTTAAAAACCTTACGAGCCTTAAGTGTTTCTTGATGCTGTGTGTCAAGAGTTTGCTCCTTTTCATGGTATGACAATCCGTGAAAATCAGCCTCATCACCAGAATTAAAAATAAGTGTAGGATTGTAGTATTCTTTTATAGCTTTTAAAAAGCGAATTGAGTCAGGGTGATGGTAAGGAATATGAAGGTCAGATATAACCAAGATAATCTCATTGTCTTTGTTTCTTGATTCTTTAACCTTGTCGTGTTCCGACCTTGTTAAGCGTAACCGATATTCTTTAAGTTGTTTTATATTTTTTTTATTTTTTCAATCGTTCTTCCCGCAAAATAAGATCCATAAATTACCATTAAAAGGTTAGTATAAATAGGAGCATATATTGGGTTCATAGTGAATCCACCTACGTTACCATCAAAAAAAGATATTATTACAAATATCATAGTTAAAAAAGCTAGAGTTAATGGTCTGATATTGGCAGGTAACCACCCCGCCTTACTATCAGCTTCCCACCTTCTCGTTACTTGTTCTTGTGCTTTACTTTCAGCATCAGCTAAAAGTTGTTTAAATTTAAGTTTTATTTCCTTCTTTTCTACAGGGCTTGTGTGTAACGTATCAACAATGTTATTAACATCTTTTAATACATTACCGCTTAGTATTTTTCCTATTATACTCATATTGCGTAATAGTTCTTTTTAGGTCTATATTTAGTCCTATTGTTTTCGTCTTTATAAGCAACCAGAATTTGCCTTCTGTTTCCTGTTATCTTCCAACTTATATGAATCCAATCAGGATTGTCACTATCCTTGTCTGCTGTTGCACCACCAAACTCTAATATAAGCTGATCAAAATCCAAACCCATTGTTACAATAGCATTAAAGATTCGCATATTGTCCATACGTCCACGCTTAACAAACTGCAAGTCCACAGCTTCGCATTTAGTATGTTGTGACTTATTAGAACCCCCTATTGCTGCGTTAAGGCTTTCAGACCTATAGCCACTCGATATTCTTAATGGAGCTGATAAACAGTCACGTATCGGCTGCAAAAGTTCGGTGGCTAAAAGTCTGAGTTTGTGTATTCCTTCCTTGTCGGGCATATTAGAAATACCAAGTCTTTTGCTAGTATTACTTGCGGTTAATTCAGCGAGTGTGAAATTTTTACTTATTCTCATTATTCAAATTTTGCTAACATCAAATTGTCTATGCTTTTTTGCACGTCCTTTTTTGTTGCATCTAATTGAAACATAATGTTTGCCTTAAACCTGTCTTTTTCTTCTCCGCTTTCAAATATAATAACTGTAGGTATACAGGTTACATTATACTTCTTTTGTATGCTTGGAAAACGTCCTATATCAACTCTGTATGTTTCACAGTCATTTAATTTAGAAAATTCTGCAAACTCATTAGACTTATTCCATTCAACCCAAAACTCTACTGCAACAATATCTTTTGCAATCTTATCTTGAAAGTTAGACTCAGTAATAAATTCTTGACCACTGGCTATACCTATCATAAAAAATAAGATAGTAATTAAAATATATAGTAAGTCTGTAAATGTCATTGCATTTTGTCTATTTTGTCTCTAAGATATTTGATGTCCTCTTTTATTTCTGTAACGTCCTCTTGTGTTGTCATAATAGTTTGGCGTATCATTCGGTCTTTCATATCAAACTCCAACTTAGTTACTTCAGGTTCGGGAGGCAATGGCAATAGCTTTGCTTCATCTATAGAAGCATTAAGGCTAAACCACATCCCTACAAGCGTAGCAATTAAAACACCTATTCCACCTAAGGTTTTTAAACTTATTTCAAACTTAGAATCTTCTGAAAGCTCTTTCATTATTTACAAGATTTATCACATTTTTTACCTGAAAACTTTTCAATACCACTGATTCCAAAACACCCCAACACTAGCCATGTGAAGCTGTCATAAACGAATTCATTTATGATTAAATCTTTTCCAAACCAACCTGTAAGCAAATCAGCTATCATTATTATACACATTATTATAAAAGCAACAAAACCGATTATTGCCTTTTCATTCCAATTATTATCGTCTTTAAATATATTCATTATAATACTTTTTTAATTTGACCATTTTCTATATATATACTTTCAGGCTTTCTAATGTGCTGACCATTAAGGTTGTACATTAAGCCTGTGTTTTTTGATTTGTCTAACACTTCATCAATACCTGTATTACATGGCAATCCTGTTTCACAATCAATATACTCTTGTGTAAATATTTCAATGTATTCTGTTTCTATTATAGTGTCATAGATAATTACATCAACATATTCAATAACTGTTTCGTAGATGTATTCTATTTCATATATAGTATCACATTCTTGAGGCGGAGGACCACAATCTTCAGGTGATGTAGGAACAGCACCATTTTCATCTGAGCCATCAGCACAGTCATCCCACCCATCATTTAAATACTCTAATCCGCCCTCACCATTAGGCACACAACCATTAGGAGCATACTGAGTCCAGTTAGCAGGATCATCACCACAGAAAAAACCATTTTGTTCAGCGCAATCTAAACATAGTTGTTGAAAGTCATAACCTTGTCCAAAAGAAAATGATGTTATAAATAATAATGTAATTAGTCTGTTCATTGTTAAAATATTAAATAGTTAAATCCAAACTTGCACTCATATATTGGCTTTTCCCAGTAGTTTAAATATGTGCCTTCTACAAACAATCCTAAATGCTTAGTAACTCTAAGACCTGCTACAATACCTGCATCTAGGTCTAATCCTGCCCCTTCATACTCAAAACTATACTCACTTAAACCATAGTGTAAAGGCATTAAATTTAGCCATGTATGTAGCCATGCGTTATTATGGTATTTGTAATATGCTATTCCTATAGCCATAGAAAGCTCATAGACGTTTCCTAAGGCGTTTAATTGCTCATTGTTATAGTTTGCTATAGCTTGACCAAAATAATGCTTGTAAAACTCATCATTTGACGTTGCTATTAGTTCACCATTATTAAACCAATGCCAATCACCCTGAACGTATTGCGTAGAATATCCAAAATCTTCTGCTAAATCATTAAATGTGCTTTCTCCACTTACCCAAAAATCCTGAATAGGAAGGATATGATAAACAGGATGCTGACGCCCCAAAACGCCCATTGTAAAATCAAAGTTGCCCTTTTGTAGTCTATACCTTGTATCAAACGATATAAACTCCATATTACGTCTTTCATCATTTTTAAGTTGTATTTTAGTTACACATTTGTTTCCAAGGTATCTAAGCCAAAAATCCTGGTTAGTAAACTTGTCACCACGATTACGTATAAATGAATAATTAAATAAATACTCCCAACCAATGCTATTACCAATAGTAACATTGTCACTAACAGCTTTCTCAGTACCATAGTACCATGTTTTAACTTTATATTCATAATCAAATCTTGCTATTTTTCTTAAACCTATTGTAAGGTTATAATCATATGGATTAACTTGTGTAACATCTTCATAGCCTTTAGATACAGCTATATAATTTTGATCCTCAACCATGCTTGTATTCATACTCATAGAAGTATAGAATGTAGCATACTTAAAAAAGTTACCTTGACTAAATCCCAAAAAGGGTAATAATAATAATATATATTTTATCATAATACTTTAGTGTAAGCGTAAGTAACATAAACATCAGCAGACCATCCACCATTAAATGCTCCATTTGACCATATTTCTAAAGGTGAATTTATAATAGAAGTGTCTTTTGTTCCTGCTCCCCCCGAACGTCCTCCAAAAACAAAACTAGCATCAGTTGTAACATTGCCCATAAATCTAGAGCTAGTGTCCCAATATTCAGTATCAGAAGAATGATTATAACCTATGTATAGATTTTTATTAGAGGTTTCAGTAGATGCAGCGTATGTACATAAAAAAGTAACACTTATGGGGGTAATCATATAACCACTTAATGCACCAACTAAAGTTTTTGCGTTATTATGCAAATCCTGCACTTCCGCATTAGACACGCTTATTTTATCAGTTTGCATAAGGTATTTGAAATCCATTTTTTTGGACGTACCCTCAGGGCTACCTGTAGTATCATTTACGTCCACTACCATGAGTAGATCACCACTACCTACTTGTTGTTCTAGTGCTGTCTTGTCTGTTAGTCTTTGTCCTGCCATTGTTTAATTTTTTAATATAATTTTTTAGCTTTTTAAAGTTTTCTAAGCTACTAGGATATGTCCGTCTTTTAACAGTCATAAGTAGTAATATTTGCGCCTTGTAAAAAACTTTTCATTCTATTGCTTAATGGTGCTACATCTAAATTCAATCCTGCATAGTAGTTACGTACCGTCGGACTCATTTCACCTGCATCATTATTACTCGCATATTCAGGGAATGTTGCACTTCCTTTGTCAGTTAAGTAATCAATTAATCTTTGTCTGTAAAATTGTGCTGCATCTGTAGCTGTGTCCATTAAAGGCTTTATGTCATCATACGTTGCACTAGAAGATTGCTCTGTTGCCCCCATAACTACAACTGCATTATTTACGAATCTTAGCCTTAAATACGGTGCTAATTGTGCAAACGCAAATTGTACCAATGCAGGTTGAATATAAGTTTCCATTAAAGTCTTGTAATCACCTGTAAGTGAATCACCTTGTATTTTAGTTTTTAGTGCTTCATATAAATCAGTCCCAAGTACAGGTAGTATATTCATATCCTGTGCCAATAGTATATATGGCATTATAAGGTTGTCATCTACTGAACCGCCTAATGCTGTGTCTTTTTTTAATCTTGTTGCTGATATAAATAATGTGTGTTGTATAGCCATATTTTAATTATTTAAACATCTCGCACGTCTCTGTGCGTGTAATCTAATGATATTTCCTTACCTCTACTATCTTTAACTTTAGTTTTCGTTTTCATTGCAACATATGCTTGTTTTACTAAGTTTTTATCAGTGTCACCTATTGACATAGCAAAATTAAATTCTACAACATCTATCGGCACCTTATTTGAATTTCTAGCTGCTGCGTCGTGAAAAACTTCTGCATAAACTTTTGCGGTATTTGATTGTTTTGCATTATAAATAATTTTATATATTTTATGGTAAGCACTACTAGAAGTGATACCTGTTGAGCTTGTAAATGTGTATTGTATTGCCATATTTTAATTTATTTTATACAGGTGTTGACCTGCTTCTTTCAGTTTCTTTTCTAGGTTTTAAAAACCCGTGATTCTTCATTTTCCAGGTAGTTTTTCTCATTTCTGCATCATCAGGCATAGGCATTTTTCCATTTGCAAACTGTTGAGAAACCAATCTGAAATTGTTTAATGTTCCATTTGGAAGATATTCATTTTCTTGATATTCTTTCCCGTCTACATCTACAAATGTTTTGCCTTTAGGCACTCTACGTCTAAAATAGAATACTCGTTCCCATTTATGTTTGCAATTAGCACCGCCCTTGTAAAGTGCTATATTATAAGTATTTGATCCATTAGGACCAAAACCTTTATTAACAGCTTTTTGTGAAGCCTTCTTTAAATCTTCCATTCTATATAATGTGCCTTGTTTAGATTTAGCAACCATTTTTTCACAAAACTTTCTACTTGTAACTTTTCCTGTTTTTTTATCAATAGATAAAGTTTGAGAATATCTATATAAAACCCTAAACAACCCTATATCACTAGAGCTGTCTGCAACATTTGGAGTACCCGCAGGTGCATAAGCAAATTCGTGATATCTACTATCTATATTATGCTCGTCTAGTTCTTCAATATGTGCTTCATACCATTCATCTTCATCTAGTGTAATACCAATTTCATCAAAATACTCTAAGCAAACGTCATCGTCATCTACTTCAATAGACATATTCTCTCTAACCCCTTCTATTTCTTTTACTTTTTTTTTTGCCCAAGATTGTCCTGCATCACCACCCCATAATGCCCAAGCAATTCTTCCTGCTGACGGAAACCCATCTTCACCTATTTCAAACCCTTCTGCTTTTTTATCTACTTCGTGTCTAGCAAAAAAACTGTTCATACGAGAAATAGTGTCAAAACTAAGATTGTCACCGTTCTTAATATTAGTAGCTCTAGCAACTGCAACTTGAGTCCCGCCACGCCCGTATTCTCTACGCCATTCTAAACCTTTTATAGCTTCGTCAATCATTCCTTGCGTTGGCTTTGTATCTATGTCTTGTAAGTCTTTAAATTCTTGCTTTAAATTATCTGTATTTATGTCCTCTTTTGTAACACCTTCTTTTTCTTGATCTTCTTCTGATTGTGTCTTAGTAACTTCTAAATCAATGAAATCAGCAGGTTTAAGCGATTTAAAGTATAAATCAAGGTTTATATCATTAACTCTAAATATCTTCTCTAAACCCTTTAAAAGCGTGTTTTGGAAGGGAATGACTACAGTATTTGTAAATAAACTAAAAGCATCACGTAATTCATCTGCATTATTTCCAAGTCCACCACCTTCTGCTCTAATACCAAATAATATTGGTGACGTAACTCTATGCCCCGCCAAGATTTGATTTACAGCTTGTTTTGACATACCTTCCCAAGCACTTTGTGCATCATTCATTTGGATAGGTTCTATAATTGGTGCTGTTTCTTTTCCGTCATTAAAAGTAATAAGTATTTTACCTGCATTGCCACTACCTGCAAATTTAGCGTTTAGTTGTCTTTCTATAGTTCTGCGTTCTTCATCTGTAGGTACTCCATTAGAAAAACCAACGTGCATACTAGGAGTCATACCACTTGTAATGTTAGACAAATGAAACTGAGCAATCTCTAATTCCATTTGAATCCAATCTGTAGCAGCCACATAATCAGGTGCAAAGCCATAAAATAAAGCAGGGTTTTTATCTCTAATCATTAAGATTTGACTTGCTTGTGTTCTATCTTCAGTATTAAAAGCTGCATAAGCACGTGGTCTGTATTCTGCCTTTTTACATTTTGCCCAATTAGCACTATAATAATACGTGTCTATTTCACCGTCAATCATTTTACCTGAACGTATGTACTGAGCAGGTATGTGTTTCATTTTAGCAATCTTGCTACGATCCCTAGACCATATAACATTAACATAGCAGCCACCGAATAGCTTTAAGTCCATTGCCAGGTCTTTTAGCACATCATCATCTGAATTATGCAATAGTTCTGTTAAACGTAGATATGATTCTTTTGTGTTTTCTGATTCATCTGCATTTGTAGCAGCTAAGCCTTCACCATAAATCATTGCACCTATAGACTTAATTAAAGCACCATTAATAGCACTGCCTAAGAATAGGTCTAGTAAGTAGTTAGGATATAGATTGTCCTCACCAAAAGAAACCCAATCATTCTTTGAATCTTCTACTAAGTGCGGGATATTGTAGTGTGATAGTTTTATTAAATCTAATTTCATAGTTATATTGTTATATAAACGCTTTCAGTATCAGAATCGTTTGTAGTATATTCAGTATATGTAACTGCTCTAGTATCATCCATACTAGATAAATTTAGTAAACCTGTAAAAATAACAGAAAGACCTGAAGGATCAAGATTTGCAGCACTTGAATTTTCATATATTGTAACATCATAAAAACCAAGAGGGAAATCAGTATTTCCTAAGTTTAAAATACCCAAAGAAAAATTGTCTGAGTTAGATACTATAATTGTAAGTCTCAAATACCTTTCTTTGTCTGTTGTTACAACAGAAGTAGGAAGGAATGTTTTTGAATTGCCTGTTAATTGACTTGTAATGGTCATCAATACGCCATTATCAACAGTTGTCATTTTATCAAATAAATTAAGATAAAAATTTGAAGCAAAAACAGTAGGTGCTTTATCTTTTTTAGTTTGCATCATATCTCTTCAAATAATTCGTTAAACAATTCAATACATACTTCTTTTATTGTTTCCATTTTTTCCTGTGTAGGTTCAGGCTTTATATGTCCTCTAAATTCAGGCTTTACTTGAAACATCTTTTTTCTTTTTTGGTTTTTCTTCTATAAACAATCTATCTCTAACGCTTTCTCTTAGTGATGCAATTTGCTTTTGTGTTAAGTCATTTAATGGGATATTGATACTATCAATACTTTTACCTTCCCATTCTTTTTTTAATTTCCAAGCCATAGTAGTTTATTATAAATATAAAAGTTAAGATATTGTTTTTTAGTGTACAAAAAAAGGGGCAAAAAACCCCTTTTCTTTTCTATTTAGAGTAACGATTAAGTTCCTTCTGTAATCACTATATCTGTAGGGTCAGCAATAACATCAGCTAATTGGTCAAATGGGTATTTTGATTGAGCAACTCCATTTGTTCGTATCACTTGAACCAAAGCATTTCTTTCTTCTGCACCCCATTCTATTGTGTATCCTGTTAAATCACCCTTAGCAGCACCAGAAATTACAGTACCCCCTGTTACGTGACAACCTCCGTCAATACCTAATAAAAAACAGTTGTCATTTTCATCAAGTACAAAAATTTGTGCTCTTGAATACGCAATCAACCTAAGTTCATTAGTCATATCGTGGTCTATCTTTTGTAGTGTTATAGATAGTGTTTGATTAAAGAATGTAGTTCCATTAGCATTGTCTGATTGTACATTAACAGTCATACTAGATAAGTTTGGCACTAAGTCATATTTAAATACTGTAGTTGCACCACCACTAGCACCACTCCAAGATGCAAAACCTGCATCAGTCATTTCTGTAGCGTTTACAGTTGCAACAGCAGAAATATTATTATTGTAATTTTTACAAATATAAATGGCTTTTAGACCACCTATACTGTCTTTACAATCTATTAAACGTCCTCTTGTTATATCACAAGCCATATTATTATTATTTAAAAGTTAAATAAAAGGGGAGTATATTTCAACTCCCCATTTAAAGTATCTATTAAGTCCAAACAGATGTAGCATATACACCGTCTGTACCTACTGCTGTTTGTACACCCATTGCAAAGTTCATTACAACTCTAACATTGTCAGAACCATCAAATTGGTAAGTTGGTATAACTCTTGCTTCAGTCCAATCTGTAGCTAAGTTAGTACCTACAACAAGGTTTTCAGGATATGTAGCAACTATAGTATCATTAAACATACCAGGACAAACATAAATAGGAAAGCCCATATAAGTTAAGCCATTAAACTGACCTGCTGCACCTAATTGTTGGAATGTTGTAGCAGAAGCTAATTTCTGTGCATATAAAGCATAAGTTTTTTGATTCATATAGAAACCAAAACCTGGCTTTGATAAAATACCTTCTACAGAAGCAACAACTTTGTCATAAACTGCAGCTAAATCATCTAAGATGTCTGCAGTAGTGATAGCACCGTCTAAATCTACTTCGTGAAAATCTTTCATAGCAGAAGCATCAGCACCCGCTTGATCTAAAGAACCGTCATCAGATTGAAACCCAACTCCAAAAGGTGAAGAACCTTTCCAAATCATATTTTCGATATGCGCACCTGCTTTTGCAGCAACAGAAGCTAATAAAAAGTCCTCAAATGTTCCTGGAAGGTTTCCATTTCTGTCCATATTCTCACCAATCCAAGTAGGGAAAATTGTTCCTCTACAAATTTCTTCATTTACTTTCATATCAGTTAATGTTAAAACTTGCTCAGTTAATGAAGTGTCATTACCTGATGAGAATGAACAAGCTGCAGCAACTACAGGATCACTAACACCTAAGTTAGAAATAACTGCTTTTGAATTTAAACCGTCTATTTGTCTTACATATCCTTTTGCTATAGTGTCAGGTGACTTAACAGCAGCGGTAACGTAAGGCAATGCTAATTTACCTGCATAGGTGTTATCAGTTACGGTTATATCAAACTGATAATCTTTACTTAAGTTATAATTTTTTGCCATTTTTTTATTATTTATTATTAATGTAATACGCTGCCCTCTCTTTAGTAGACAGTTTCTTTAAATCAATAGTAGAGTTAAAAGTTCTACCTTCAGGATTGTATTCAATACCTTCACTTGCAGGTTCACCGCTTAATTCAACTATTTTACTTTTTAATTCTTCGATTTGAGTCATAAGTTCACCTATAACTTCGCTAGACATTTCTGTTTTATCTTCTTCTACTACTTCTTCTTCAGATAATTCTTCAGCAGATGCTTCTACTTTGTCTGCTTTAAGGTCTGCAACAGCATCTTCAAGATTCTTAATTCTTTTTTCCATTCCTGCCCAATCAGCAACATCAGCTTCGTCGTGTCCTGGCTCATGTTCTAATTCCTCTTTTGTAGATTCTACTTCCTCAGAAAGTTCTTCCTCAGATGCCTCAACATCTTCAGCTTCTTTTTCTTCTCCTAGGTCTAGGATTTCAGAAGAATCACCGATTGTCATTTTATTACCATTTTCCATAGTGTAGCTTCCCGCTTCTAATGGACTAGCTTCGCCGTCATCACCGACAGCAAATACTTTAGAGCCAATCATAAACTGCTCATCTTCTGTAGCAAGAATACGACCGTCCTCTAATTTCATTTCAGCGTAGAATTTTACGCTATAAGATTTAGGTTCATTTTTCATTTTTAAGATATTTAAAATTTTTTCTAGTGTACTCATAACATTTATAAATATAAAGGAGTTAATATTGTTTATTTCTTTTAGCGTTTTTTTACTTGAATTTAATTGTAGCACATACTTTTGCAGCTGTTTCTTTATTGCCGTATTGCTTCATTTGATCTCTCATACATTCGTCCCAAGAATACTTTAACATAGCTTTACGTTTAGCATAAGCAATATATTCTAACATCTTGTATTTTTTCTTGCGTTTTTTTCGTCCTGTTTCAGCGTGTTCTTCACGCATAGTAGCTGATGCATGGTCTGCACAAGGCATAAATAATTTAACACCGTCTACTGTATGAGTGTGACTGCCTGAACAACCTTTAAACATTTCAGCATATAGTTCAGCTTCCTCTTTAGTTCTAAATAACGGCTCACCATCTAATGCACCTACAGGCTGTAGTTCGTTTTGTAGAATAACGTCTTTAATTCTGCTCATTGTTACCTCATCAGGACAATCTTCACATACTTCATCTAATATATCTACTTCCTTAGATGCTTCTATTAGCTTGTCTGTGAAGTAGCCTTCAATAGAAAAACCTCTAACCTCTTTATTCTTGATAGCATCCCAAATCTCAGGATTATTTTCTGCTGATACTTGAACAAACCACGTTCCAACAGGTAAGTTGTTAAAACCATACATATTGGATTTGTCAAATTTCTTATCTTCCTTAATCCACGATTCTACGACCGTTAAACCTTGTATTGGCTCTTTGTGTTCATAAGTGTGATTATTGTTGTTTAAACTAGCCATAAATAGCTTCTGAGCTTGTTTTATAGTTTCTTTAGTAAAGTAAACGTCGTACTCCTCGTTAGTTTCCTTATCGAGTCTTGGAATACGTTTCTCAGGAATAAGTATAGCACCGATTAATTGTTTCTTTTCTTCATCTGCTTTTGCTAGACTTAAAAAGTCATTATTAAAGAAAACAAAGTTTTCCTCTATGGCAGGGAATTTGACAACGGAAATGGCATCTACACCAAAGTGGTCTGCAGTTTCATCTATGATTAATTCTATAAGTTTTTTCTTTTTCTTCATAACACTAATAAATATAAAGTTGTCTATTTTGTTTATAATGTTGCTTGAATTTCTAATTCTTGCTGTAATGCTTGAGCATTTGAAATGTCACTTTCTACTACATACGCTTGTGTCGGTGCCATTTGTCCTAGTTCAGGCTGCTCTACTGCTTCAATGTTTGGTGCGCCTAATTCTATACCTTGAGGACCACCCCCGCTTTCAGAAGGCACATCTATTTGAGGATCAGGACCGTCACCACCTCCAGGTACTTTTTTAAGAACAGCTTTAGCATTTACAATACCTGCTAATACAGATGCCACACCTGTTGCTATTGCACCTAAGTTTAGAGGGAATGGCAATCCTGCACCTGCAGCTATAGCACCTGACACACCTTTTGCTGTATCTATTAGAATACCTGCTAATGCTGCTGCTTTTGCTGCTGCTGTACCTTCACCTGCAAGTTGTGCTATGCTACTTAAAATATCTTTAGCCGCACCTACCCGCAACGCTTTATCTGCTTTAATTTTAGCCTCTGTTATTGCTAATTCTTTTTTGGCTTCATCAACTAAAATTTTAAGTCTTGCGTCACTTATACTTTTATCAAATTCTAAATTTAATTCTGCAGCTTGTTGTTCTAGTAAAGTTCTTTCTTGTTGCTTGGCAAGTAGTTCTTGTTGAAAAACTTCTCTTTCTGCCTCTAACGCCTTTTCATTTACAAGTTGTTCAGACCTCTGTCCTGTAATTCTTTCTTCTAAATCAAATAATTCTGTTTTAGCATTTTTTAACGCAACTTGTAATTGTATGTTATCTTGATTTTTGCTTAGCTCTGCTTCAGCTAATTGTACTTTCTTTTGTGCTAATTCTTGTTCTTTTAAAAATTGTTCTTCTAATATTCTTCCTAATTCTTGATTTGCTGCAATACGTTCATCAAATGTCAAACTTATATCATCTCTAATTTGTCTTTGTAATTCAGCATCTCTTTGGTAGATTAATTGTAGTTGCCTTTGGTCTGCCTCTGCTAGTTGCACCTCATTTCTAAGAGCTGTTATTGCCTTACCATATTTAATAGCTTCTTGCGTAGATTTTTTTATTTCTGTAGTAGTGTTTTTTATGGCTACACCTATTTTTTCAAATTGTTCAGGAGTTACTCCTGTTGCCATTTGTGTTAATGCGCCACCTGCATCCTTAGCACCCTCTTTAATTAAATCTAAATCTTTTTTAAATACTCCTTTTATAACTGTACCTAAAGCACCAAATAAATCAATTATTGCCGTTACTCTATTTACTATATTTTCTTTTAACGCCTCCCAAAAGCTTTTTATAAATTCTTTAGGACTACTAAAAGTATTTATTATTATATCACCTAGTTTTTTAAAAATAAGACCTAAGGCTTCACTAGCAACAGACATTTTGTCTATAAAAACTTGATTCTTAGATAACGCATTTTGTAATTGTACAAAAGCAGCAACAACTAAACCAATCCCCATTGCTTTCAAGGCTGTATTAACTGACAAAATTCCTGTTTTCATTGTCTTAAATCCTTTCTTAGATTCTTCTGCCCCTTTGCCTATATCTTTAACCTCTTGAGCTGTTCCTTTCGCTTTAGCACTTACATCTCCAAGAGTGGTTTTTGCTTGTGTTGCATCAATATCTACAGGCATAGTTCTACGAAAATCAGCAAATGCTGCATCTGTTTCGCTTCTAAGTTTTTTAATGTCAGATATTGCAGACCTTGTATCTACATTTATTTTTATTGTTTTTTCTACCGCCATATTATTCTGTATAATTGTTTAAACATTCTGCGTATGCTTGAATGGTATTCTTCCATGCCATAAGCAAAATCTAATTCTTTGTCTTTGTATTCTACTAATTGTAAGTGGTCTATACTATGTATAATTAACTTACTTGTATTTTCTATATATTTTTTTAGTTCCATATTAAATATTCGTGGTTTTGGAATAATATTAATTCTCCATCTTGGAATAAACTCATTTTTTCCTGATATGGAATACCTATATTTGGGATCATTTGAACATTTATATCTACTGTCAATGTCCAAGTTCTTTTTAAATCAGTTTGGCTATCATCTAACCCAAATTGTATTATTCCTGTGTCTGTTATTGTTGTGATATATAAAGTGCAAGTAGCAGGTTTTGTGTGGTCTTGTTTTACAGCAACTTCTTGCACACCCCCCGCTGTTCCTATCTGTGTTACTTCTGCTTTTCTATTTTTACTAAACGCTGTAAAGTAAGCAAAACTTTCAGTATATCCGAGAGGGTAATCAGTGCTAGTTCCGCCAACAACTGTAGCAGAACCTGTTACTCTTATTACAGCCGTACCTAAACTTGGTAATTTAATAGACTTATTTGAATTGTCACCTGTAGTTGTAGCATATCCTCTAGTATTACCTTCTGTGTAACCCATTAATATAATTCTATGATTCTCACCTTGAAATGGTGCTGATTTACCATTTTCGTTTTTGTATTTTATCACATAGTCATTTGGAGTACTTGCTAATATGTTTGGTCTGTAAGCACTGGTGTTATTGCCAATAGTAAAACCACCATTTTTGCCATTTGAAATAATAAAAGAAGATAAATTTTTAGATAATGAGCTACTAAATATAGGTATTAAATTTCTAAGATTAGATGATTGTACACTCAAGCTGCTTGAATTTGCTAAACACCATCCTTCACCCCCAGATGCAGAAGTGGGAAAAAACTCCCCATTGTTACAACTACAACACGCCTCTGTAGTAAATATGCCTGCTAAACCAGGATTACAATCTGCATCATCTTCAGGACACCACAACATAATAGGTCCCAGACTATTATTCTGATTTGAAATAATTGATGAAACAACATATTCACACTCAGGACAGGTTTTATTATACAATTCATTAATTAAAAGCAATGTAACTTTCGTACTTTGACTGCCGCCAATTATATAATTCTTAATACTTAATACTCTGTAGTAACTATCTTTAATAAATATCTCATCACTAAACTTAAAATTATGAATATCTGATGAATTAAGATTTAAATATAATTCAACAATCCTACTGTTTGTAGCATAAATAGCATTTAGATAAGGCGCCCAATATTCAAAATACAAACTTCTAGCAATATTAACAAGATTAGAATTGTAATCAAAACAGGTAAGACTTGGTGCAATAGGCGGATTCCCGTTCCAATATAATGACCTTGTATCTCCTTGTATTGTTGTAGTAGGTGATATTTCAAATGGTGAACACACAGGGTGTGATTGAAAAGTAAATGCTTCAACAATAGTTTCATTATCAGGCACAGTTTGATAAATTCTGTGCATATAGTAATTACTATAAGGAGGATACATGCTGTGTGGCATACCATAATAATAAAACATTTTAGGTTTAGTAGCTTCTAATTTTTGTTCAACTAGTCCCTCACTATTTCTGCTATAACTAATTTCATATTGAACAGTCATATTTAGCAGCTGAGTAGGTTGTGTAGCATCTGTTGTACTAGACCAAACTTTATCATTGATATATGGTGCAAAAATAGATTTGTTTTTTAATTCTCCTTTAGCAAACTCATTTAGTGTATTTTGTATTGACACTTTACCATAAGGATTGTGTACAGGAGTAGTTTCTGCAATTCTTTTGTTGTTAAGATCAATATCTTCTAAATCCTGTAACTTAATATTTTTATTCTGCAGAGATGAGGTGTCTTTTATAACAATCTCTTTGCTTAAATCAACTTTATCACTCCAGGACTTAAATTCAGAAATTGCTAGATAATCACTATAAGGTTCAATTCTTAAATTCGAAGGATTATTAGAATCAGGTGCTACAACTAGATTAAATCTTTCAATTATATCTTGTAAAAAATCTTTTTGAGTAATAGACGCATCAATACAAGTAGGAATGTCTACTTCTTTATCATAAATGCCTGTCGCAGCATATCCACTCCAACCTATACTAACTTCATTAAATTGACCTGCAAATAAATAGTTTGTAGGTGAAGCATCACCACAAGTTGCACCAATTGGGAGTGAAGGTGAACATCTTCTGCCTAATCTGATTGTTGTAACATCGTTTAGAACTTTTTTTGTGCAACCCATTAGTCTCATACTTATACCGTATGCTTGACCAAACGCAATAGTTCCCCATGGTATATCAAACTCTATAGGTATATTTACAGCTACTTGTCCATAAATAGCTTGTTGCGTTTGTAAATCTGTGTCAGCAACAAGAGGCACATCAAATGTATATAAATCAGAGTCATAAGAAAACTGAGAAGCTGTACCAATATCAGTTATATATTTTTTTACAGTTATTTGCAACACCATATTTGACCATGGTCCCCAAAGTGATTCTAATCCTAATATATCACTACAAGGTCTTAAATTGTTAAATTCTAACCACGTTTTAAATTTTAAAGGCTGTAAATTATTACTGACTTTTTTAAAAAGTCTTCCATTATCTCTAACTATGTTCATAGGATCGTTAGGAACAGTAAATCCTGTATATGCCGAAGTTGTGTTAGCTGTAAAGTAACCTAAAGCCAATCCCTGAGTATAACCAAAACAATCAATATTTTGTCCACTAGGAATTGTATTATTATAATTATAATCATCATTACCTGCTACTAAAAAACCATCCGTTTGAGTTGAACCAATTACTGAGGCATTTCTTATCACTGGACCAGAGACAACTTGATCATTACACGTAGTCATAAACAATTTTCTAAAATATGTTCCATCAATAAAATTAGAGGTGTAAGTAAATCCCGCCCTGTTTAGTAATCTTCTAAAAATTTCTCTAATTTGAACAGCAGGTCTTAATTGTGTAATATTAACTACGTTCTCAGATACATTAGCTAAACCATCTTCATTGTTTGCTATAGTATTATCTATTGTGGTTTGATCGAGATTTAGATATTGTTGTTCAGCAACATTATAAACAAAATTAGGTTCCGTAATAGATAGTGGATACATAACCTTTTGCACATTACCAACGGTATCTCTTAATGATACTCCATCAATATTATTAAAAGTAGCCGTACCATCACCTGTCCAACTATTCTCTATGTTTGTTTTATTAAATGTGTGATTAAGGTCTCTGTTGTATGTTACGCCGTCACTATTTAAAAAAATATCTCTTAATTTTTGACTTCCTATATTGGTAAATAAATCTGCTGTTGTTCCCAATACAACCACTTCATAGAGTTCTGCTTTCATATATACAGATTTTAACTGTATAACACCTTCAAATTGTACTAAAGTTCCAACGTAAAGAACAGCAGGAAATTTTTTTGCTGAGCTATAAACTAATGTGTCTAGATTTACATCAAACCAATTTTGAAAAAATGAATTGTTTCTTTGTGTAAATGGTAATTTAAAAGTTTGAGAAAAACTAGCTTTTCTTTTACTTGGGTTTGTTATGTCAGACAACTGAAAGTTTACAGGAACATTTGGATCTTTTTGTAAATCAAGTTCAAACATTTTTTCTTTACCCGTACCAAGTGCTGAAGTTTTTCTATATGCAACTAATCTAGTTTTCATTAAGTATTTGTGTTTATAGGATGAGCATATTCTATTTTAACTGTGTATTGAATCAAATTATCATTTGCGGTTGTTTTTCTAACAAAGCTACTATCTTTAATAATTACAGGGACAGTATATCTATCATTTTCTGATTGTATTACATCGACTCTTTTAGATAGTAGCATAGTTTCAATAAAAGGCACCATTTCCTCAGTTATGTAATCAGTTTGCAAAGTTTCAGTAAGTTTAGCTGTTACTTTTCTTGTTGTCACACCCCTGTCTGTATCGTCATATCTATATTTACTTCCCTGGAAAAAACCTAGCATTTTATCATAAGTTTCTCTTTTTATTTCAACAGTTTGAACATTTCTTAAAGTAAAATTCATATAATCATAGCCGCCAACACTATTTAAAAAACCTAATCTTCTTCTTTCATATTTGCTGCAAGATTCAGATTTTACAAAATAATATGGTTTACTTAACGCAGTACCACCCACACCTGAAGCTGTACTATGTGCTGTCACAGTATAATAAGCCCAACCTGTCATAGCACTTGGTCTTGCTGATGTATTTATCGTCTGACCTTGTAAATTACCTGGACCACAGCCAAAATATAATAACCTTTCAGTATTTGTTGTAACAGAGGCAGGAGCCATTCCTCCTGTAGCTGATTCATTATTAAAATAAAATGTTCCAAGAGAGCTGCCATTACTTTGAAAATACTGAACTTTTATTGATAAAGCTACCGAGAGAAAATCATTACCATTTAAAAAAGCTAAAGTATGAAAATCACCAATAGTTGTACTTGTATTATAATTAACGAAATTTCTTCTGGCTTGAATAGTAGAACCACCTAACATAAATGATTCATTGGGTATATCGCTTAAAAACTGACTACTTGAGCCTGCTAGTCTATAAGTGGTAAAAGCACTACCTTGTATATAATCTGTGTTGACTGTACTAACATTAAGAAATCTTGGTGTTAATAGGGGCAAAGTAGCCTGCATATAGTACAGAGTATCATTAGGGCTTGAGCCTGAAAAAACATAACTGGGTGCCTCACTTATATTTGTGCTATACTCTTGAGTTGCTTGTACGTACAACTTTGTAATCTGACTCAATCCCCTTTGTCTATCACCATTTAAACTAAAAATAAAATCTGTCAAATCTGTTCCCGAATCATTTTCACCTGTATTTGCTCCCAATGAGTGAATAGATTGAAATGGTGCGCCATCACAATTTTGGTCAAAATATGTGTCTCCTGTTTGAGCATTTGCTATTTCTCGTAAATCGAAAAATGCTCTTGCATTGTTGTTTGTTATATCTACAGCATAGCTATTGCCTCTTTGTTTTAATAAAGCAATAACATCTCCTGTGCTTGAATCCAATCTGACTTGAAGTATTAATTTTTGATAAAAAAAAGAAGAATTATCATCATTACTAAACACCATATACCCTATCATAGGTGTCCAGTTTGTTATTATAGGTATTTGTAGATTGTTTGGGTATTGTACAAATGAAACTGCCATATTTTATATTTATATTTGTTCTAAGGCTATTTCTAAATCATTTGCGAAAGCCTCAGTTATGTTATCTGTTTGTTTGTTTAATTGTTCTGTAAATGGTTTGCTAAAAAATTGTGTTCTCTCTAATCCTCTTTGAAATATAGAACGCTGTATTAAAAAGGCTAAAGATTTTCTCGATATAAAGCGCCCTCTTTCATCTCTTGCTTCTGCTAAAGGTTTGCTAACAATCCATCTGTCTATAACACCCCTAGGAGGCATCTTGCTAGAAAACTTAAAATCACTCCCCTGTCCCCTTGCACGTCCTGAACCTTTAAAACCACCAACGCCTTTTACACCTTCATCCACGAATTGCCAATAGTCCTCAGCACCTCCAAATTCAAACTCTAGTGTTACTGAATCTCGTTGATTGGTAACTAGATAATCAAAGTCATTAAATAGTGTATTACCACTAGTTGTCTTTTTCTTTTTCTTTAATATACCTTTACCTTCTTTAACAACATTATTGCCAAGTTTCTGTAGTGCTTGTATGGTATTTTTAAACTCCATTATGTGTTAGCTATTACTGGTGCTATGCAAAGGTTATTCTTATTGTTTACATCTACATTAATTGTCGCACTCCAACCTGTTAATAGATTATTAAATCTAGCTGTGAATGGTTCACACGTTATAGGTAATTGTAATACCACTTGGTCATCAACCCAAGACTGCGTTGATAAACTTTGTTTAAATTCAGCAATAACATCATTTAGTATTTGTAATGTTTCTGAATATGTGTCTACACGTCCTAATCTTTGTTTATTTGGCGCATCACCAACTTCGTCATTAATCATATCCATTACATACAAAGTAAAAGAATATGTCATAACTCCTTGATTAACTGTAGCACTTCCTGGCTCTGCATATAGAATAGTATAGTCAGTAGCACCAAGTTTATTGATGTCTACTTCATCTAACAAACCTGAATGAAAGCTGTTGATCTCATAATGCTTTGTTGCTATTGTTTCTAAAAATCCTACTACGTTTCTAAAAGTTATCATAGTTGCTACGTTGTTTATTATTATAATCTTGACTATATGCCAAGTATGTTAGTACCTCTAATATGGGTAATCTAGTTATCTTTTCAATGTCTAAGATTGAATTGGATAAGCTGTACAAAACATTATACCAACCCCATTTGCTTTGCATTGTTACGCCTTTTGTGGTGTCGTGTTGTGAGCTTCCAAAAAGCGGTGCGAAATCTTCGCCAATCTTTCTCCTAAAGTCAAAAAAAAACCTAGACTTGACAAAGCTATATTCATTGGACAGTCCTTGAATAATTCTTCTTTAAATTCTTCAGGATCGTAAGACTCTACAGCATATCTATTATTTACCTTATTTGTAACACGTCTATAAAGTATTGACATAATAATATGCAAGTTCTCTATAGGTTCTTTGCAATAAGCCTCTAAATCAATATACTCACCTGTCGTAAGTTTACTAAGGTTAGGACAGAATCCATATTCTTCACCTTTAAATGTAAACAGCTTTTTAAAATCTTGTTCTGTAGGTTCAGTATCAATCATCTTTTTAATTATGTCCATTATCTCCAACAAGTCCTTATAAGCCATTTTCTTAACAATAAAGGGTGAAGTGTTACATAATAACGCTAAACTCTTTACAACCTTTGTTTTGTCTGTTCCTTTGCCTTCCTGAATCTTGACATACTTTTGATATGTTCCAATAGTTATGTCTTTCCAATTATCAGGTATTATTAATTTAACCTCTTTCATTACTAATAAATATAAAATGTTAATATTTGTTTTTTACAATATATAATACTTGCCACTATGATTAATTGATAGCTTGTTTAAACACAGATAACGTACTGCATCTACTAAGTGGTCATTTACTTTTACAGGCGTATTTAATACATCACCATTTTTGTCTGTAGCCCATTTATAACCTCTAAATTCTTTTATTGCATTTAAGCTATCCTTAGTGATGTTAAGTTTGTATCTACGCATTATGTCAATACCTAAATGTATTCCTGCTCCCTTATTTGCTGCCTTTACATTTAGATTTGAACGAAACAATTCGGTAATTGACTTCGGTTCGGCACTATCACAAATTATTTCATCTTGCCTACTAACACCTAGTTCTTTTATTTTATTTGCTAAATCAGTATTAGTTAATCTCTTTTCATACAGCAGCTCTTTGATGTATAAACTGTCATCACGTTGATATACAGCAACCATAGCACTTGGAGAATTTGTGAAGCCAAAGTCTAATCCATAACCAACTAAACGACCTTGTACGTCATCTACTAAATTAAAGTTTCTAAATATCATTGTCTGTACTGTTCCTATCTCACCTAATCCATACACACGCCAATAGTCAGGATCAATATCTTTTAATCTTTCAATCTCTGCAATAGTATCTTCATCTAAAAATGGATTGGCTCTATATGTAGATTGTAAGAATGTGCAATCATCTCTCGTGTGTACCTTTTCATATATCCAAGAATAAGGATCAGAAGGATTATAATCTAAGTAAATCTTTTCTGTTGTTCTAAGTATTAGCTGTTGCCAATCTTCATAATTAAATTCATTTGCCTCATTACACCAAAGATAATGTCTTTTACGTCCTCTTATTTTTTGTGGTTGGTCAACACTAATAAATTCTATAATGTTACCATTGAGGGTGTATGATAATTCTGATTTGTTATGATTTTCTTCTGAATATAATTCTAGTTCTTTTAAGATATTCAATACATCACGATATGCTGTACCTTTAAGAGCAGGTAGTGTCTTTCTGCATATAGTGAATATTTTACCTGTTTCTTCTAAGCATTTAACAATAAATAATTGAC